TGTCCTGTCAGGCCCGCTCTCCTAGCCTCACAGGGACACCCCAGCAAGGCGCCTGAGAGCCACTCAGAGGTACGCTACCCGGGGGGCCTAAGCAATCTGCCATCGCGCCATCTGGAGGCCCGCCAGGAGGCTGCTAGACCCCTCAGAAGGCGCGTATGTGATTGCGGGGGGTTAAGTGCTAGCTTCGAGGGGCCACGCTGACATGCTGGCGGACGGGGGGTCGCGCGCGTTACCTTTACTCCTGAGGCAACGCCGCCTCGAGGAGACAAGCCCCATGAAAGTTGACAGCAGCGCCCTCGGTTACATCATCACCCTCGACCCCATCGAGACCGCCCTACGCCACGGCGACGGCAACTGGTACGTCACGCACGGAGGTGTCCGCCACGTCCCCGCCACGCCCGAGCAGGCTGTGGCCTTCGACGCCGCCGTGGCCGCGGAGCATAAGGTCCGCACGACGCCTGTCAGCGTGCTTTCCATGCGCGAAATGTTTTCTCGCATGTGATGCCGTTTAGCTGGCGCGCCCCTCCGAGCTATGACATTATACTAGCAGGAGAAGAGGAATCGCCGCATAAAAGGCCCAAGAAAGGGGTCAAAGCGGTGTGAGTAGGGCAGACTACTGACGGCGCTTAAATGTGCACCGACTGCATCGCAAAACGGCCAGACTAAGTAAGTAGTCCCCCTTCTGCTCCTGCCGCCCCATGCATTTCCTACGTAACGCGTCCGCCACCGCGGACAACCTCACCCCGAACGCCCTTTTGGAATCCGTCATCGCCGCCCTGTTCAGCCTCGACCAGCCCGACCAGACCGGTGGTCGCAGCCCGGACTTCGTTTGCCGCGAGACGGGCGCCACCTACGAATTGAAGGTCGACAAGTGGGCGATTCGTCAGTGTTCGACGACGATGTTCGCCGAGTTCGCGACATCGACCGACGGCGGGAAAACCCTGCGAGCGTCAGGTATCGCCTCCCAGTATGCCTTCTGCGACGCGTTCCTCATCCTCCGCGCGACCACGCTCCGTGACGCTCACGAAATCCTCGTTGTCCCCAGCGAAAAAATGGCCGGGCTTCTCGATGGCCCGTGGCCAGAACGCGTCACGAAGACCGGCGCTAATGGCAATGCCCCGGGTCGTTACAGCTACGGGAAACTCGTGGCGTTCGCACGCATCGCGGAGCTGGCAACGGCCACCTGGGCTCTCCCGGCAGGGTTCAATCCGTTGGACCCCGTGTACGCGCCGATGCCGCTTTCGCCCGCCGTTCGGGGTGTCGCATGAGCGCCTACACGGTCGTCACCGGCGGGCGCTACTGGACTGTCGGCCTCCTTTGTAGGTCGTCTGATGACTACTTCGTGCGTCGCGAAGCCCGAGACTGGTGGCACCTCGACACCCACAAGGTCCCCGCGCACGTGGCGCGCAGTCTCGAGCGCGCCTTCCAGGGCCTCACAGGGGGTGCTCAGTGAAGAAACCGACGGCAGCGCAGGTCGAGAGCCTGCGCCACGCCCGCGCGCTCGTGGAGTCGGCCCTCGCGCTGCTGGACCACGACGCGCAGGGCGTGACGGCAGCGGAGTCACTGTCGCTGACCTTGGCATGGCTCCGCAGCCTCCAGCGCTCCCTGCCGGCTCCGCCTGCGACGCCGGCCCCCACCTCAAACCTAATCGAAGCGAAGGTCCATAATGTCTAACACCAAGCTCCTGACACAGAACGGAACAGCCATCTGGAAGCACGAACGCGAGGCGCGCGTCGCAGCGTGGACCGCAGCCTGCGCTGCAGTGGAAGCCGAGGTGGGAAGACCCACCCCAGCGAACGTGGAGGCGTTCCGGGCGGCGCTCGACCTCCTGGAGGCAGCCCTGCCTGTCCTGAGCAGCGAGGCGGACGTGCCATGGCCGTCGTCGCCAGAGCAGTTCCGAGACCTGGTGGAGCAGACGGGCGCGATGGTCATCGTCTTCGAAGTGCTCGAAGACGGAACTGTCGCGGGGGTGTGCCATGTCGCTTAAACCAACGCCCGACCTTGTACGCGAATGGGACCGCCGCCTGAAGGACTCAGGCTTTAACGACATCGAAAGCCGCCGCCGCGATGGCGAGTGCTTCTCCGACAACTTGAACACGCAGACGTTCCGCGGGTCGGACGGAGACCACTGGAGGGCTGTCTCGCTTTACGCGGACTGGAATCTCTGGGCGTCGGACAAGGAACGCGCCGCCTGGTCGATGTACGCCGACGGCCTCAGCATCCGCAGCATCCGTAAGGGGCTCAAGACCTCGCCCAACGCGATTGTGGCCATCCTGCAGCATCACCGGGCGCGCATGACCGCGCACTTAGACCGCCTTACCGAAGTCCTCGACGAAGACTGGTGCGAAGCCGACAGGACCGCCGGTTAGTAACGCCGCCGCTCTTCCCAGAGAGCGAGGTAACATGAGCCAGACACCCCGAATACTGTTTCGACCTGCCGCCGACGCGGACGCCAATTTCATCCTGAATAGCTACCTTAAGTCAGCACGTGCAAGCTGGCCGTGCGTCACGAGCGCCGTGTTCTACCGCGAGGCTAAGGCACGCTTTGAGACCCTAGTCACTCGCCCGGACGCCGCCCTACGCATCGCTGCAGACCCACTCGATGCCAACGTCATCTGGGGCTGGGCGCTCACGGAACCCGACGTCGTTCACTACCTGTACGTGAAACACAGCCTGCGACGCTTCGGCATCACCCGCGCACTTCTGGCGCAGGCCGGCGTCCTGCCGGGTTTCGAAGCATCGCATCTTACCGACGCGGCCAAACGCGTCGCAACAAGTCACCCCGGCCTGTTTACTTACAACCCCTGGAGGTCCTGATGATTCTCACACGCGTCATCCTTCGCGACTACGTCCGTGTCGGAGGCAAGCATACCCAGCAAATCAATGTGGCTGACTTTCTCAGCGTGGCTCTCGTCGACGGCTGGGTCCACGTGCAGTGCGCGGCGGGCCTGACGCTGGTGTCGCCCTCGAGCGTCATACAGGTGGACTTCGCCCCCGAGCCACAAGCGGAAGTCCCGACGCCGGAGCCCGTAATGCCAGTGGAGGTGAAACGTGGTAAGACCAAAACCAAGAATTAGGGAACGCAAGCCTGTCGTCGTGCTGCCAGGGCAGAAGAAAACCAAGCCAATCAACATCCGCGAGGCTCTGAACAAGGCTGCGGACGTCGCGCGTGACATCGTAGAAACGCTCGGCGAGAAGACGCGGCAACGTGAGCTGCTCGACCCGATGGAATTAGCAAACTACAAGCTGGCCCTCGACGCGCTCAAGACTTGCCGCGAGCTGTACCTACGCACCGCTGCGATGCGTGCTCTTCAAAGGGACGCGCAACCGGTGCTCCAGCCGCTCGAAGCCATAGACTCCACCGTGCTCGTAAAGATGCTCAATGTTGCAACCAGAGTTACTTAGGGCCGCTCGGGCGGAGCTATGGAGGCGCGGCGAGCTGGCCGACATGCTGCTGCACGCAGGACAACGGCAGATTTACGACGACATTGCGGCTCTTCCTGAGAACGTACGGGAGGTGGCGTGCAAAATCGGCCGGCGTTACGGGAAGACCTGGCTGATGCTCGTGCTCTGTCTGGAGCGGTGCCTGAAGAAGCCGGGCAGCCAAGTCATATTCTGCGCGCCCTCAGCGAAGCAGGCCATGAGCATCGTGGTGCCCTTGCTCCGCGAAATCACGAAGGACATACCGAAGGGGCTCGTCAGGCCCATGAAATCCGAGCTGCGCTGGACGTTCACAAATGGCAGCCAGGTTACGCTCGGCGGATTCGACACCGCGTCTGATGCGTTCCGTGGGCTGGCTGCGGACCTCATTGTGGCGGATGAGGGCGGTGCGACTAGCGCTGAGAATTTCCTTTACGTAACGCGTTCCGTGCTCATGCCTACGATGCTCGGCCGTCGTGGCGCCAGGCTGATTCACACGTATACCCCGGCGCCTGTGCCAGACCATCCCATCCACACGGTCGTGGAAATCCGCGCCATCAGCCGTGGGGCCTACTTCACGTTCCCGACGACGGCATCGCCTCTTTACAGCGCTGAAGAACTTGCCGACATGTGCGAGGAGCAGGGCGGGCAGGCGAGCCTGTCGTGGCGCAGGGAGTACTTAGTTGAAGACATCGTCGACACGAATATGGTGTGTATCCCGGAGTTTGATGCACGACTACACGTCCAGACGGCTGCCATCCCGCAGCACACGCGAGCATGGGTTGCGGCGGACATCGGCGGCGTGCGGGACCTCAGCGCCTTCCAATCCTACGTATACGACCCCAGGCATGACCGCGTCACCGTCGTCGCCGAGCAGACCCTAGCCACGAATCCGACGCACAAGGCCATCGCCGCCGCCATCGCGTACGTCAGGGCTCGGGTGCCAAAGGCCGACCTACTCGTGGTCGATGCTCCAGGACCTACACGCTCGGAGCTGGCAATCACATATGGCGAGGCCGTCGTCTTCCCCCAGAAGCCAAAGGAGGGCTTCCACCCCGGCATCGTGATGATTCGCGAGGCGCTGGCTAATGGCAAGCTGGTTATAGACCCGTCGTGCCGGCTACTCATCGCGACGCTGCGAAGCGCGATGTTCAACGGAGCCAGGTCGGACTACGCGACGAACGCCGTCACGGGGCATGCGGACCACCTGGCATGCTTAATCTACGGTTACCGCCATCGACAGACCAACGTGCGGATTCCGCAGACACTCAGTCCAGACGACTACATACAGGCCCAGCTCGCCGCGCACGACGCAAGGGCCGAGGCGACTGAGAATATGCCCTGGTGGCAGCAGTGACGGTAACAGCGGCGCTCTCCGTGAGTTCCGACCCCGCATGCAGGAGACCGCCACGAATGGACGCGCATCAACAGCTTCGAGCCCTTCTAGCCATTCTCCGCGAGCAGGGAGTCGTGCGCTACTCGAGCGCTGACATCACGCTGGAATTGGGGCCGCTGCCACTTCCTCGCGTTGAGGAAGCCAAGCCTCCGTCGGCTGCTGAAGACGTCGATTCCCTCATGTACTGGAGCGCCGAATGAAGGTTCACACCGTAGACCTGACGCCACGCCGCCACGGCAAAGACACCAACCCGCAATGGTGGTTCGAAGAGGCAGACCTGCATCAACACGTATGGGAATCGGCGCGAGTTCTAGAGGGAGCCTCTTCCGGCCGTCGCCAGGAGGACCTCCGCCACTCGCGCCTCTACTCCAACCGCGCCTTCCTGCAGCTCTCTGTGAGCGCGCCGGGTCGGGAGCAAACCCGCTCGATGGCAGATGCCGCACGGCTGACGCTCAACGTCATCAAGTCATGCGTGGACACCGCTTGCGCCAAAATCAGCCAGGCGCGTCCGAGGCCACTATTCTTGACGTCTGGCGCCGACTGGAAGCTGAAGAAACGCGCCCAACAGCTAACCAAGCTCATCGATGGCTTGTTCGACGCGGAAGAGGTGTACGCGCTAGGCCAGAGCGTGTTCCGCGACTCGCTCGTCACCGGCACAGGCGTCGTGAAGGTGTTCCAGGACGGGTTTAAAGTATGCTTCGAGCGTGTACACGCCAGCGAGCTTTTACTTGACGATGGCGAGGCCCATTACGGTAAGCCAAGGACGCTCTACCAGCGCCGGCACATCTCTCGAGACGTACTCGCCACTCGCTTTCCCAAGCATGCTGCGGCCATCCTCTCGGCAGACTCGACCTTTTCGAAAGAGGACGCCGCGAATCCGCAGCTCGTCACGGTCGTCGAGGCATGGCACTTGCGGTCATCCCCTGAGGCTAAAGACGGGCGTCACGTGGTCACCGTCGCCTCCGCCGTCCTCGTCGACGAGCCATGGGACAAGGACCACTTCCCCTTCGCGTTCCTTCGCTGGTCAGAGCCGCTTATAGGCTTTTGGGGCACAGGACTAGCCGAAGAACTGACCGGCATTCAAATCGAAGTGAATAAAATCCTACGTAACATCCAAGCCGCACAGAACGTCTGCTCAGTGCCCCGCGTGTTCATCGAGAACGGCTCGACAGTGAACGGCGCGGCGCTCCAGGCTAACCCCGAGGGGCTCTCAGTCGTGCGCTACAACGGCACGGCCCCGACGTTCATGACAGCTCAAGCCATGCCGGGCGAGGTCTACGCGCACCTCGACAGGCTCGAGAGCAAGGCCTACGCCATCACGGGCGTCTCGCAGCTCTCAGCCCAGTCCAAGAAGCCCTCGGGCCTCGACTCCGGTGTCGCACTCCGGGAGTACCAGGACATAGAGAGCGAGCGCTTCGTGCTGGTGGGTCAGCGCTACGAGCAGTTCTTCCTCGACATCGCACGTCTGGCAGTTGAGGAAGCGGCGTCGCTCTACGAAGCCAAGCCCGGGTTCAACGTCCTCGTAGCCACAAAAGGGCGCTCCGAGAAAATCGTGTGGAAAGACGTGCAGCTCAAGCGCGACCAGTACCTCCTGCGGTGCTTCCCCACATCGCTCTTGCCCACGACGCCAGCGGGCCGCCTGCAGAAGGTGCAGGAACTCATCCAAGCGGGCTTACTCGACAAGGACGAGGGGATGGCGCTCCTCGACTTCCCAGACCTCGAAGGCTCGATGAGCGTTGTTACGTCGGCTTACAATGACGCCACACGCGTCGTCGAGAGCATTCTTGAGAATGGTACTTACGAAACACCCGAGCCTTACCAGAACCTCGGCCTCCTGATTCGTGTAGCCCAGGGCTCTTACCTCAAAGCACGAGCCGAACGCGCGCCGGAAGAGCGCCTTGAACTGCTTCGCCGTCTGATTGACGACGCCGCTGCACTCCAGCGCGAAACACAGCCGCAAGCCGTGGAACAAGCGCCCATGGCTCTCCCAGAGGCTCAACCGACGTCGGAACTGCTGCCGGTAACGCCCGTCATCTAATCAGAAAGCAAGGAGAAAACATGAGCGAAATAGTTTCCACACCCGTCAGTAGCCCTGCCGCACCCGTCTCGATTCCCGAGGTTGCCGTCGTCACCGCGGCGCCATCTGCACCAATCGAGCAGGCAAAGCCGGACACGCCGGCTGACGACCAGCGCATGGGCCGCAAGTTCGCGGAACTCACACGGCGCCAGCGTGACCTCGTACAGCGTGAGCAGGCGATGAAGGACCAGGCGACTAAGGTCGAGCCACTCTCGCGGGCCATCGAAGAGGCACGAGCATCGAAGAATCCTGCTAAGATTCTTGCCGCCGCGGGCTTCTCGCTCGACGACGTCATCGAGTTCTACGCACAGGGTGGCGAAGATGCCGTCGAAGCTACGCCTGAGAAGAGCGTAGAGGACATGGTCGATGAGCGTCTGGCGAAGAAACAGCAGGAGGAGGCTGGCGCTAGGTACGACCAGCAGATTACCGACTTCAAGGCGTCCATCAAGGAAACAGCCGCCGCTGACCAAGACGCCTTCGAGCTGGTTAATAAGTTCGAGCAGCATGACGTGGTCTACGACGTAATCCTCGCCCACCACACCCAGAGCGGAGAAGTGCTGTCAGTAACGGACGCCCTCGCTTTGGTGGAACAGCATCTTTTTAGCCAGATTTCTGGCCTCAAGAAGACGCAGCCCAAGCCCCAAGCCAGTCCCCAGAGTCGCGAGCCACGGACGCAGTTCACCCTCTCCCAGAGTCAGGCAGCGCCGATGCCGCCTGCCCAAACCAAACTGACGCCCCAACAGGCGAAAGACCGTGCAGTCTCGATGCTGCGCTTCAACAACTAAGGTAAAATCAAATGACCGTCGACCTAGCCTCCCTGACCCCCGCGATGAAAGAATACTATAACGAGTCGATGTACCAGGAGCTTGTCTACAAGGACAATCCGTTCCTGGCAATGGTCGCCAAGGACGAGAAGTTCCGTGGCAAACATATGCCCATCCCTAACAAATTCTCCGACGGCGGCGGCGTCTCCGCTTCCTTCGCGAATGCCCAGGCGCAGGCTGCATCGGGCTCGCCCAAATTCGAGGACTTCCTGCTCACCCACGTCCAACTTTTCAGTATCGCTCAAGTCGACGGTCTCGCCGTGGAACTCGCCCAGGGTAACGCGTCGAGCTTCATCGATGCCGTCACTGCCGCGAGCGATTCGGCCCACAACCGCCTGACGCGCGCCGTGGCCCTCCAGCTCTTCCGCTCAGGCGCTGGCGAACTCGGACAGGTTCTCGCGGAGCCTGCAGAACTGGCCACGACCATAATCACGCTGAAGAACAAAGGCGACGCCTCGAACTTCGACGTGGGACAGACCCTGGTCATCTTCGCGGCGCTCTCGGGCGGCTCGGCCAGGACCACTGACGGCACACTCGCTGCCTTCCCCATAATCGGCGTGGACGTCTCGGCTGGGACCATCACCCTCGACGACGCCTACGATGCTTCGGGAACCATCGCCGCCAATGACTACATCTTCCTCCAGGGGACACGTGGTGGGCAAATCGCTGGTCTCGCTGGATGGTTGCCATCCGCTGCGCCTACGTCGACAGCCTTCTTCGGAGTTGACCGCACAGTTGACGCCACGAAGCTCGCCGGAGTTCGCCACGACGGTTCTGCGCAGTCCATCGAAGAAGCCCTCATCGACGGCTCGTACAAAGCAGGCAAGGTCGGCGGCAAGCCTGAAATCGTCGTCGTGAGCTTCGAGCAATACGGTGCGCTCGTGAAGAGCCTCGGTGCCAAAGTCCAGTATGTCGACCTCAAAGTTGGTGAAGTCGGCTTCCGCGCAGTCGAAATCCACGGTCCACGCGGGACGATGAAAGTCGTCGCCGACATGAACCTGACCGCCAACGTGGCTTACCTCCTCGACATGAAGTCCTGGAAGCTCTGCACCGCAGGCAAGGCAATCGACTTCATAATCCAGGACAGCGGTAACATCTGGTTGCGCCAGCCCTCGGGCGATGGCATCGAAGCCCGCCTCGCGTTCCGTGGGAACCTCGCGTGCAACGCACCTGGTCATAACGCGGTCGTGACCCTGCCAGCTCTGAGCGCCTGAAGCACCTAGGAGGGGGGCCTTTCGCCTCCCTCTTTTTTCACTCCCTCACTCAAAGGAGCCACCCGTGGCCAGCAGAATGTTTCAGCAGTTCCAAGGTTCCCTCGAACGCGGCGTCGTCAAGCTCTTCGCGACCGTTACCACATCCACGTCTGGCACGGTCTCCTCGCAGGACGCCATGGGGCTCGTCGTCTCGAAGGTATCGGGCAAAGCCGGGCGCTACAAACTCACGCTGGCCGACGCCTACCAGCGCGTTCTTGCGTGCAGTGCGGTCGTCATCGGCGCGGCTGACGCGGCTTACGCAACGGCAAACGGCGTGCAAGCGATTCTGCGCAACGTGGCAGTGTCGGGCGCTGCCCCCGCCCTGGAGGTGCAACTCTGTCGTACTGACACGGGCGCTGATGCCGAAGTCATCGACGCAGCCGTAATCCTGATTGAACTCACGCTCTCCAACTCTAGCGTCTAAGGGGTTAAATCATGTTTAAACATAAAGACGCCATGGTGAAAGACATCCTGGTCCAAATCAGCAAGAAGAAGCCCGAGCGCGAAGGCGCGCCTGAAGGCGAGCCCGAGGAAGACGCAGGCTTGGAAGCCGCCGCCGAGGAAATCCTCGAGGCAGTCCGAGCACGCGACGCTGCGGGACTTGCGCAGGCTCTGAAATCATTCATCGAACAATGCTGAGGTAACACCATGACTGCCACTTTCGGCCAGCTCAAGGCACGAGCCCGTTCGAGGGCAGACATGGACGGAAGCCAGTTCGTGGCCGACGCCGAGTTCGCGCAGTTCGTGCAGGACTCCGCAGCGGAACTCTACGACATCCTTGTCGCCTCGTTTCAGGACTATTACGTCTCCGTGACGGCAGACACAGTGGTCGCCAGCGGGCAAGATTCCATTACGCTCCCGACAGACTTCTACAAGCTCAGGGGTGTTGACCGAAACGTCGGCGCCCGTTGGGTTTCGATTGACCCATTCTCATTTGCAGAGCGTAACGACCGGGTGGGCAGCCTGGCGTATGACGAATCTGGCATCCGCTACAGGGTACAAGGTGGGGTCGCCAAGTTAACACCAGCCGACCAGTGCCAGGGCACCTACCGCGTTTGGTACATCCCCCTGATGCCCGCCCTCACCCTCGACGCCGACATCTTCGACGACCAGAACCGCTGGAGTGACTACGTCGTGGTAGACGCCGCGATAAAGGCCCTTCAGAAAGAGGAGTCCTCGACAACTCAGCTTGAGCGGCAGAAAGCGGCCTTGCTCAAGCGCATCGAAGACATGGCGAAGTCACGCGACGCCGGAGGTCCAGAGGTCATCGTGCCACAGGGTCGAGGTGCCTGGTGGGCGTAAGGCCGTTTCGCAAAATCCAAACAAGTGACCAGGCCCTCATGCGCGTGCAGGACGCCGTCGCTGAGTCCTTCCAGTCTATCGCGAGCCCTCTTCTCGCCGGGCGCCTGGTGCGAAACATAGAGGTCTCCACCACGCCGGCCTTCATCGAGCACGGCCTAGGTCGCGAGCCCCTCGGCTTCTTCGTCACGGACGTGAGAGCAGACATCTCCGTTTGGCGTGGCTCGACAAACCCAGCTCCGACTCGGCTTCTTGCCTTGGTGGCGAGCGCCTCTTCAACCATTTCAATCTACGTTTTCTGAAGGAGCGACGATGACCACGCCAAATATGAGCCTCGACCTCCCGGTCCCGTCCACCACGCCAGGTCCCACGTGGGCAACCAAGGTGAACGTCGCCTTCGACGAGGTAGACGCACACGACCACTCGTCAGGTAACGGTGCGCGGGTCACTCCAGCCGGATTGAACATAATCACCGACCTCCTTTTCAACAACAATTCAGCGACTGGCCTCAAGACGGCTCGGCTCCAAGACCAAGGCGCGGTTCCTTCCAACGCTAGCGACATCGGCTGCGTCGTGAACGTGAACGGGGACCTCTGGTGGCGAAACGCAGCAGGCACGGGCGTTCAGATTACGTCAGGCGGGGGCATAAACATCGCGAGCGTCGGGACCATCGGCGGCGACTACGGTCAGCCGGGTATCACAGCGAGTGTCAACTATAGTGACCTGCTCAAGACGTTTGTCTTCCTGCGCGGCTCCGGCGAGACAGCGGAGCTTCTGGTGGGTGACCTGAGCATCCAGAACAAGACATCTGGCTCTCAGTCGGTGACCATCAAGGCGTCGAGTGCCACTGTCGCCTATGCGCTCACCTTGCCCGTCATAGCCCCAGCAGCCGACACGGTCTTGTCATTTGACGTCACGGGGCAGGCAACGTTCCGCACCATTACAGGCACGTCGGGTGAGGTCACCGTCAGCCCCTCGGCGGCCACGCACCAGGTGAGCCTGCCGAGCACCATAACGAAGGCGCTGACGTTCTCGGGCGCTAACACCTACAGCGGTACAGCAGCGTTCACCGGCACCGAGACGCACAGCGGTGCAGCGACCTTCTCCAACACCGTAGCGTTCACGGGCTCCACGTCAGGACGGGGCATACTCCCACTCGGCGCGGTCATTGCCACCATGCCGCATCTGTCCGGCGCTTACGCATGCTCGGCCACAACCGTAGCTGATGCCAATGGCTTCGTGCAGTGCGCAGGCCAGACCATCGCGGACGCCACTAGCCCAATGAACGGCACGGTTATCCCGAACATTAATGACGACGCCTTCCTGCGAGGCAACGCGACCAGCGGCACAGCAGCAGGGTCCAACGCGAATATAACGCTCGCGACGACGAACCTACCTTCGCACGTTCACAATATGGACCACGGCCACGCTAATACGTTCGGGCTCACTGGTACGACTACGTTCGCGGCAAACAGCCATACTCACGACATGGCGCACGTTCACCAAATGAGCCATCACCCCAACGGCACGACCAACTACTGGGCGCCAAGAGAGCCGGTCTCTGCGCAGCTCTCTTGGACGACATCGGGAACCAGCATCGAGCAAATGCTGCTAGACGTGCTTCTCAACTCAGGAGGCACCGGAACCTTCACGCAGGTCGCGTCCTACAATGCCCAGCCACGGACTTGGTACACAGGCGGGGCGATTAATAACTCCTCTACAGCCGCGCAATCGGGGGGGAACTCCTCCTCAGCTTCCGTGGGATTCGCGGGCGCAGTAACCAACATGACAGGCAACACGGGCGGGACGGGTAGCGGCACGTCGTTCTCGGTCCTGCCTAAGTACATCTCCGTCCGTTACGTGATGCGCGTGAAGTAAGAGCGAGTACCCTAGACCCTCCTGCTGAGGGCGTCTTGCCCTCGAAACGTGGACACCCCGTCACGAAAAAGGGCAGCACAATGACTTACGTCTTCACCTACCGACGCAACTGGTTCTGGCACTCATTCAAAGTTTCTGGACACACCTACGACGCTACTCAGGACAAAATTGTTCTGTTCTTTCCTGACGGCGGCGTGCGTGAGATTACCAAATGGAGGGAATGCGAGGTTCGCCTTTGTGCAGACTGGGTACTTGCCCAACAGAAAGCCCTTGAGGCTCAGACCGGCACGCCGATTGCGCTCGCGGTAGGTGGCAAATGACTCTCCAAAAGCAGACCATTCCGCTCGTCCTTGGCCTCGGCGTTAACTCCAAAGCCGACCCGAAACAGCTACAAGGCTCGCTCCTCCGCATGGAGAACGCGACGATGCTTCGGACAGGCGAGATTCGCAAACGGAACGGCTTCACGACGCTTGGGCTCTCAGTCTTGGGCGGTGCGGACATTTCTAGCGCGCTCAAGTTGGTGACCTACAACAGTGAGCTTTGCCTGGTCGACCGGCGCAGCCTTTACACATATGGGCTCGCAGCACAGCAGTGGGCGAACCGTGGACCTTGCCCCACGACCAGCGTGCAGACGACGAACGTTGTCACCAACTCGTACGAGCAGACCTCTGCCGACTTCTGCTACTCGGGGAACACCTCGACGTACGCGTGGGAAGACTCGCGGGGGGGTGTTCGTGCCCTTGTGCTCGACCAGCAGTCTGGTGCTCGCATCTTGCAGGACATCCGGCTCAACGCGAATGGCATCAGACCACGGTGCTTTGCCATCGGCCAATTCCAGTTCGTCTTCTACTACGACACGGTGACCGAGAGGCTCATTTGCAGGCGGCTCGACACCCTGGTGCCCTCGGCGTTCTCACCGGAGAATGTCATAGCAGCGGACGTCAACACGACCACACCCATGTTCGATGTCGCCCTCCTGGGCGCAAGCCGCATGGTCGTCGCCTACCGAAATACGTCGGCCCAGCTCAAGCTAGCCATCGTCCTGCTCACGGGTCAGGTCGGCGGGGTTGCAGACGGTGTTCCAGGACCAACGGCCATAACAGACGAAAACCCAGACGGGTGTCTCGCAGTATGTACCGGCGTTCGCGCCGGCCAGAAAGACACTTTCCACGTCGCCTGGTACAACACCTCGGCCGGGGTAAAGACCCGTGGGTTCTATGACGACTTCACGACCTACAAGGCAGCACTTGTCATCGACGCGTCCACGTCGCCCGCAGTGCGAAACGTCACAGCCCTCGCGTACGTTAACGAGCTGACCACGCTGAACGCGCTTGAGCTATTCTATGAGCGCGATGCAGCAGCGGACGTGAACCACTACGTGCAGCGTTGCCGTGTTGCCGTCGTGGACAACACCTTCTCGACGCCCACCGTGTTCCAGCGTTCGGCAGGGCTGGCCTCGAAGGCGTACCGAAACGACGGCTCGACGAAAATCATGGTGTCTTACGCCTCGGCGGAGGGGCTACAGGACACCTACTTCTCGCTGTCTGATGCCGCTGGCCTCCGAGCGACAGGCTGGGGTTTTGACTGGGGCAACAACTGGGGTGGTAGCTCTTCTGACTCCATAATCCAGGCAAAGATGCTCTCGACCGTCGCGGGTGGGCACACGACGCGAGCGTCACAGCTCCCCGGAAGTTGGTACCTCGACGACTCCACGATTGGTGTCTCGGGGCTGCGGAAAACCCGCGTCGTGGCTGGCAACGTCTCCACATTCTCCCTGCGCGGCGTGAATCAGCTCAGAATCAACCATGCGGCGGCGTCTATTGGCGTCTCGGAGCAGCTCGGCCAGAACCTACACATACCTGGCGGGTTCTTGAAGATGTTCGACGGCGAGAGTGTCACAGAGCACGGCTACCATCTCTATCCCGATAGCGTGACGTCGGCTGCGGGAACCATCGGGGCCATCGCCAACGGAACGTACCAGCACGTCGTTGTGTGGGAGTGGATTGATGCCAAGGGGCAGATTCACCGCTCGGCTCCAAGCATTCCCAAAGCAATAACCCTTACGGGCTCTAACGACTCAGTGACCGTGACTATCCCGACGCTGAGGTTTACGGCAAAGAAAGCTCCTGCGAGGTCGGAGGTAGTCGCCGCCGTCTACCGCACGACAGCCGGAGGCTCGCTTTTCTATAAGGTCAGTTCCGACACGGCGCCGCTGTACAATGACACGACGGTCGACACGATTGCCTTTGTGGACCTGCTGGTGGACGCCTCGATTACGTCTAGGCCACTCCTATACACCACTGGAGGGGTTCTGGAGAACACGCCCGTGTCCGCGTGTGACGTGGTCATCGCCTATAAGAACAGACTGTTCGCTGCTGGTCTAGAAAGCTCGTCCGACCTGCGCTACTCCAAGGAGTTTGTGCGTGACGAGGGTGTGGCATTCAGCGACGCGTTGACGCTCGGGGCAGACTCCGGCGGCGGCGGCATCAGGGCGTTTGCCGTGCTCGACGACAAGCTCGTTCTGTTCAAACAAAGCTCAATCTTCATCCTCGTGGGTAACGGCCCCGTCGACACGGGCGCCCAGAACGACTTTCTCCCTCCACAGCAAATCGCAACGGACGTTGGATGCAGCGAGCCCGAAAGCGTCGTGCTGACCCCCAAGGGCATCATGTTCAAGAGCGAGAAGGGGATTTACCTCCTCGACCGCGCCCTCACGTTGACCTACGTCGGCGACAAAGTTCAGGACTTTAACGCGCTCAACGTCTCGTCCGCCGTACTTGTCGCTGACGTCAACCACGTTCGGTTCACGACCACGCAGGGAACGACGCTGGTCTACGACTATTTCTACGACGCCTGGAGCACCTTCACGCGTCAGGAGGCAGTCTCGGCGGCCAACTGGCTCGGCGGTTATGTCTTTCTACGAGCAAACGGGAATGCCCTGCGTGAAACAGAGGGCGTTTACTCGGACGACGGCGTGCCTATCCGCACGCGGCTCGAGACGGCGTGGGTCTCGACGGCTGGCCTACAGGGCTTCCAGAGGGTGTACCGGCTGGCGCTGCTCGGGCAGTACGTCGGTGCGCACGCTCTGAAAGCGTCCTTGTCCTACGACTTCGCGGACTGGAGCCGTGAGACATTCACCGTGACGCCGTCAGCCGTAGTCGAAGGGGCTTCCTACGGGGCCGCGTCGCCTTATGGCACAGGCACGTTTGGCCAAGGCACGGGTGTCTACCAGTTCGAGCTGAAACCCGCTCGCCAGAAGTGTCAGTCGTTTAAAATCACGCTCGAAGATGCTTTCCCCGAAGGTCAGGGCACGGGCGCATTCACGCTCTCGGGCATCACCCTAGTCATCGGCGTCAAGGCTGGCACGAACCGGCTCGCTGCTTCGAACACGATGACGTCTTAGGTAACGTTCGGGCTCAAGGGAACCAGGAGGTCCCATGACACCCGAAGAACGAGAACTCGCTAAAAAACTGGAAACTAAAGAACAGGCTCCCCCGCCCGGCGGCGCGCCAAAGCAACGGATTAAGGCGACCACATTCGGGGAGTCAGTAAAGGCTCCGTTCGTCGAGTCTGGCAAAAAGCTCGCCCAAGCAGGCAAGTTTATGGACCCCACGACTGGCAAGATGGGGGCGCGGCTCCGAGCGATTGACCCTACGAGCATAACCCGAGCCTCAACGGCAGGCGTCGACGGTGCGCAGGCAGGCATCGAGGGCGCTGCGGCCAGAGCGGGTGGGATGGGCACGGCCCTACAGAACAACCCCGTGCGTGCTGCACCGGTCGCAGCGCAGCAGGTCGGCCCTGGAACCACGGTCGAACGGCAAGCCCCCATCGTGGCGGACACAATGCGCGGAACGACCCAGACCGTACAGGCCGGACAGGCGCAAGCCGGGGTAATGAGCGCCGCGCAAATCGGCAACGTTGAACGTATGGTGGCGGCGGGGATGTCGCGCGAAGACGCGCAGGTCCGTGCGCGGCAGATGGCCCTTGCGGATTCTCTAACGGCGTCCGCTGCGGGTGAAGGCCCTTCCCTAGCACAGAGCCAACTAAACAAGGCAAACGAACAGGCTGTGGCGGGTCAGATGGCCATGGCTGCATCAGCCCGTGGTGGAAACCCTGTTCTTGCGCAGCGGCAGGCCATGCAAAATGTGGCGGCACTCCAGCAGGACAATGCGGCGAAATCGGCTGAACTTCGTCTAGCGGAAGCCCTCCAGGCCAGAAGCCAGCTCGGGCAGGTACTCGACTCGGCACGCGGGCAGGACATTTCCGTGTCGGGCACGCAGGCTGGTTTCGAGCAGCAGGCCAATCTCACGAACGCGGTTACCGGCAAAGAGGTTGCCATCGCACAGGCGGGGCTTTCGCAGGATGCATCAAAAACTAACGCCCTCGAAGCAGGACAGACCTCCCGCTTCAACGTGGACACGGAGCTTAAGGGCGACCTTGCTAACCAGGACGTGGACCTCCGCTCCGGGCTAGCGGACCAGAGCGCTGGGCTCGCGGCGCAGACGGCCACGGCTCAGAATAACATCAGCACAGACCAGTTCAGCGCCAAAGCACTGGACGAGATGGCACGTTTCGATGTGGACTTGGACCTCAAGGCGAAGATTGTCAACCAAGCTGCAACACTCCAGGCACAAGGCATGACGATTGACGGCATCGCCAAGTTTATGGGCATCGAGCAGCAGTCGCTCGCGGCTGTCTTGCAGTCGGAAACGGCGAAACTCCAAACGGAACAGGCACGGCAAACCGCTCAAAAGTCGGGAATGACCGGCATGATTGGCGCGGGAGCCTCAGTGGTCGGTGCGGTTATCGCTGCGTGTTTCCCTGCTGGCGAGCAAGTGCTCATGGCCGACGGTGTCGCCACAAAGAACATTGAAGACGTGGGAGTTGGCGAAGAGCTGTGGGGCTCTACCGTCCTAGAAGCCCGTCGTTACGTCTCGCACGAGGCGCTCTTCCTGTTCGCCGGCGCCACCATGACCGGCTTACATGCGGTCTGGACACGCGGGGGCTGGACTACGGCGGCGGACGTCGGCTTGCAGGTAGGGGAAGCCATGGAGCGCGACGTTTATACGCTGGTCACTTCAACGGGCGTGATGGTTGTCGGCGATGCTCTGGTTGGCGACGACAACCACGACGCGGACGAATTGAACATGAAGGAGTGCGCATAATGGAATTCGCAGGACTTTTCTCCCCAGAGAACATGACTCGGGCCAGGCAGAACGAGGAAGACCAAAAGAAGGCACTTATGACCCTGTTGCCCACGCCCGCCGCGGTGCCTGCGCCGGTGCCCGAGCCTGTGCCGCTGCCTGTCGAAGCGCCCCTCGCTGCGCCGCAACCCCTCATTGTTGAGACGGTGGACACCACGACGACAAATGCGACGCAGGGCAGTAAACCTACGGCGAACGAAGCGTCGCTCGTCGCAGAGCAGAATAAGCTGTTTGCGGCTCAACAGGCGCAGGCCGAGAAGGCTGCCGAAGCTGGACGTAACAAGGCCATCGAAGAGGCGGCCAAGGCGGACGAGCGGCTCAAACTCACCGCTGACAAGCAGGTGAAAACCGACGCCATCGTACAGGACGGCGAGAAGACCCTCGCCGACCGGCTCGCGGAATCCGACCGCGTGTACCAGAGCCTCAAAGAGCGAGCGGACATAAAAGACTACTGGGAGAAGCAGAGCACGGGCGACAAGGTCATGGCGGGTCTTGCCATCGCGCTTGGGGGTTTCGGTTCGGCTCTTACTGGCGACAAAAGCAACCGTGCGCTCGACATTATAAACCGCGCCGTCGAACAAGACTTCGCCATGCAAAAGGCAAACTTCGAGAACCAGAAAGGCTTGCTGGGAGAGGCGCGTGCGCAGACCCAGGACGCCAGACAGGGCATCCAAGACCAAGTAAACATGCTCAACCTGTCCAAGGCGGCGGCCTACGACACGCTCGCCGACAAGTACGCTGGTATGGCTGCCAAACGAGGTATCCCCGAAGCCGAGGCCGCGAAGGATGCCGTGCTCCTGGACCTTCGCGCAAAGCAGAACGCTGCCCGCATGGCCTACGAGCAGGGCCTGCGCCAGAGCGTCACGACCCAGACCCAGCGGAAGGTCGACCAGACGGCCATTACGCCAGCGGAGCTAGCGGGCAAGGCATCAGAAGCCGTCTCGAAGTTTCAGAGCGAGATTCAGGGGAACACAGACTTCAGCGGTTGGAAGAAAAAGAAAGCGTCGCTCGAGTCGTTCTCCTCCATGAAAGAAGCAGGAGCTTCGGGCGCGGCACTCGTCGACTTCATCGCTGGCGGCCTTCAGCAAGGGTCGTTCGGCCCAGAGATGGTCAACCTACTTTCGAAGAGGAACCTCCTCGACAAGGCAGGTAACATTATCCGAGAAAACGTCGTCGGTGGGTTCGACCCTGCCCTCATGGGCGCCATCGAAAACGGGCTGAAGTCTCAGGAAGCTAAAACACGGAAGCAGGCTGCGGCGCCCATCGCAAGGTCTCGGCTCGAGGCAAAGCGTCTCGGACTTGCCGAAGACTACTTCACGGGTGCCACACAGAAAACCATCGTAAAGAAGCAGTTCAATTCTGGCCTCAACAAAACCAAGCTCGTCTTCAGCGACGGCACCGAGGAGATTGTCGATGGCCAACAATAATTGGGTTGACGTTCCGCTCAAAGAGACCGGCTGGGAAGACGCCCCACTGACCCCGGCTGCACCCGGCGGCGTTTCACAAACACAGAGCTTTGTGCGCGGCGCGGCGCAAGGAGCTTCTCTTGGGTTTGCTGACGAGCTGGTTGGCGGCCTCGGCGCCGTCTCGAGAAAACTTGCTGCTTCGATGGGTAGCACCCCAGACGCGGGCAAAACCCTCGGGCAGCTCTACTCCGAAGAGCGGGACGACAGTCGGCAGAATTTCAAGGCTGCGGAGACGGCAAACCCGGGCACTTACCTCGGAGGGAATCTCGCCGGCTCGCTCGCCACAGGCTTCATCCCAGGCGCCGGAACGTTCGGCCTCGGCAAGGCTGCCGCTGGCATTATCAGTGGCGCTGGAAAGGTTGCTGGCATTTCCCGTGCGGTCGTCGGAGCGGGCGTCAACGCGGGCGCACAGGGGGCTGTCGAGGCGGCGGGTTCCTCCGAGGGTAAGACTGCCGGTGCCATCCTGTCTGACGCGGGCAAAGGCGGCGGCATTGGTGCGGGCATCGGCGGGGGTTTCGGCGCTGCGGGCAAGCTCCTGCCGGGCGTGCGTGACTCGGTGTCAAACGACCTCTGGCGCAAGGTCCTCGGTGTGACAGTGGGCGAAGACGCGGCTGAGACGGCCACACGTTACCTTAAGGACCCGGACGCACGGAACGCCGTGGTAAAGCTCGCGACGCAGGAGACCGTCGACAAAGTGAAGGAGACCGTCTCGAAGCAAATTGCCAAAGACGTTGAAGGCGTGAGGAGCGTTGCCGCCTCGCGAGGAGCCTCGCTTCTCGCCTCCGTGGACGGTCGCATGGGCGGGCAGGTCGACCTGTTGCGCGCCTCCGTGGCGAACACGTTCCGGCCCGCTGCTGACTCCATGGCCGGAAACACGGGCCGGAACATGCAGAACCTGATGGGCGAAGTGGAGGCCCTCCTCTCGGGTAGCAACCAGGGTGCGCTTCGGGCGCTGGGCGACGACTTGGGACAAACCCTCGTAGAGGCGCCGAACGCCAACGTCATGCGAGAAGTTCGAGACGCAATCAAGAAACAACTCTTTAAGCAGGGTGACCCAGGGCAGGGCATCAGGGACGGCCTGTCGTCGACCGAGTCGAAGGCAATGTCGGCACTGCTAGCTAAGACTCAAAGCCTATTCAAAGCCCTCCCAGAGGCCCGCAAAGCCGACCGACTGTACAGCGTGGCTGCGGAGTACGCGCAGGCCGTAGAGAAACGTTTGTTCAAGAACGGCAAGCCATCGGCGGCTGCGGTCGAGTCCTGGGTCAAGGGGCACGGCAGCGCCGGAGCTGTCGAAGACAAGGACGACATTTGGGAGCTACGGGATGCAGCGATGAAGGCCCTAGGCAAGGAAGACGGCTTCGGCAAGGGCGCTGTGGCCCAGACGCGTGCCATGCAGGAGTTCAACCGGCTTGGTGGCGGGGACAACACGGGTAAGGCATTGGCGCCAATCATGGCGGGCGGGTTCTCCATGCTCTCAGGGGGTGCCGACGCAGGGCTGGTCGCCGCTTTCACCATGGCGGCTTACAATCCTCGCATGTACCTGCGCGCACTTGCGAAGGCCGACGACCTGACCGCCGAGGACCGTCGCCTGCTCATGGCCATTGCCCGCGCAACAAGGCTTGAGGCAACCAAAAAGGCTGGTAACGAGTAACGCGCGCCCTCTCTGCGACGGGAGGGCGGCGGTGGAAATTCTCGACAGCGACTTACTCAATATATCCGAAGACGGCACAGGGCTACTCGTGGCGCTCGGCCTTGAGCGCGTTCTGTCGGGGCGTCTTCAGGTCTCGCGGAACGATGTCCGCCGAGCGGCAGGTTTGGCTGACTCGGTCGCCAAACGTCTGAGCGCGTACCTCAACGCTACGACGTTCGCGAAGCCCGACTTCACTTCACCTGACTTTTCCTCGCTGCGAGACCTCGCGGTCGGCTGGGAGGCGAAGCTCCCCGAGGCGCTGGCTAATATCGCTGACGCGGACCTGCAGGCAAACCTCGGCGCCGCTGTCACTACCTCGATGCAGGCCGTGGCAGCGAGAATGCCTAAGGTCCCCAACAGACCAGACGCGCGGCCTTCGGACTTCGCAAGTGCCGCATTCCTTCGGGCGTGGAGAACTCTCAATAGCCCGCTGACGGTCGTCGACGACCTCGAGGCAGGCTGCCTCTGCCGAGACCAAGTGGAGACCCTGCAGTCCGCCATGCCATCGGTTTACGAGCTTTTCGCCAATGCCGCGATGGCTGCCGTCATCGAGAAGGTCGCGCAGGAGCCTTCTTTCGTCGTGCCCTACCCACGGCTGAAGCAACTGACGGTTCTCCTCCGCAAGCAGCTCGTTCCCCCTGACCTCAAAGCTTTGCTGGAGCAGACGTTCTCTGCACCTGAGCCTTCCCAAGCGGGCGGCGGGGCTGGCCTCGCCCTCGGTGAAATGACCTCAACAAACCTACAAAAACGCGAACTGGGGAACTAGCCATGGCAACTAACGTAACGTTCAAAGGCACCACATATAGTGTGCCGACACTCGATGGCGAGGACGGCTGGGCAACTACGCTCTCCACATACCTGCAAGCCATAGCGAGCGGCGCCGCTGTAAACTCGGTCGTGAAGCAGACCAGCCGGGTTGCCCTGACATCCCCCGTCACGGTCGCGGCTGCAACGGACTTTACGGTGGTCTGCAAGCTCTCAACCCCCGGCGCTGTCACGGTGAACCTCCCCGCTGGCGCAACCGGCCAGGTCTTTGCCGTGGTGGACGGCACGGGTGACGCTGGCACTAACGCCGTCACGATTGACGCAAGCGGCGCTGAGACCATCAACGGACAACTCACCTATGCCATAAATGAAAACTTCGGCGGGGTGCTAATTCACTGGAACGGCACGGGCTGGAACGTTTTGGCGGACTTTGTAGGCAACGACCCTCGCTTCACCTCAATCAACGTGTCTGGAACGGCTACCATTGGGACTGTAACCGCGACTAATGCCACAGTCGGTGGCGTGGCAGTCACGACGATTAGCAACACCCAGACGCTCACGGGCAAAAGCATCTCAGGCGCGGATAACACACTCTCCGCCATCCCGCTGGCTTCTCTCAATACGGGCGCACTGCCCGCCGCCATAACCATAGCATCCGCCAACATCGCTTCAGCAGCCATTGCCCGCACGAAACTCGCCATCGGTTCGAACGACCACGTAGTCATCAACTCCGGCTCCGGCGAGATGTCGAGCGAACCGACCCTCGCACGCACACGCGGCGGTACGGGCATAACTTCTACAGCTACGTTCCCAGCAAGTGGCGTAGTCGCAACCCGTGACGCGTCTGAGACCCTTCTCAACAAACTAATCTCCTCCACCGCCGCAATCACTGGCGCGCTGACCCTGCCCACTTCAACCACGGCTAACAGACCTTCGCCCGCTACAGGCATGATTCGCCACAACACCGACACTAACGAGTTCGAAGGCTTCTCCGCAGGCGCTTGGCAATCAGTCGGCGGCGGGCTAAACGAACAACCGCTTAAAAACTACCTGCGCTCAAATGCCAACGCATCCATCAGCCCAGGAGCGCTCTCCACCGTAGCAGTGGGCGGCGACATCGCCACTACAGCAGGGCTCTGGTACTCACGTGTAGCTACAGCGTTCACCGTAACCAACCCCTCCTCGACACTCCTGCGCGGCTCATTCAACTACCTGTCTGGCACGAACACATCAGCCAACGTTGACGGTACAGTCTTCTTTCAACTCCCTGCGTTCGCACTCGAAGGCTCGGACCTAGGTAAGCCAGTCTCGCTGTCCTTCGACACCACAGGCAACACCGCAGCAAATGACTGGGACGTCGTAGTCGCGCGCTACAACTCCAGCGGCGTCTTTCAGGGGCTTATCCCTGTCGCAGGCAACGCATCGCAAGCATCCTCGGGTAACACCCCAAGCGCACAACTTCCAACAGGCGTGGCGCAGTTCCGTGGGTTCTTCGTGCCTACAGCAGACGTTGACCACCTCTACGCAGTGCGATTCCGCAGGCTCGCAGGTGCCACGCAAATACGCCTCGACACGCTGTACGCGGGACCACAGGTGCAGCTATTGGGCGCGGCGATTACGGCTTCGCAAAGTTACACGCCAACCGGCAGTTGGACTAACTGCACGTATTCTGGACGATGGAAGCAGGAAGGGGAGGACATGATTCTCTCCGTTGGTGGCGAATTTACAGGCACACCTACGGGCGGAGCACTTACGGTTAGTTTGCCGTCTGGGCTCACTATAGACACAACAAAGCTGCTAACCACCGCGTCTTCTGCGCAAATTATAGGCGACGCTGTATTACTCGACACTGGCGTGGCTGCCTACGACGGGGTGGTCGTTTACGAAAGCACCACTGCCATACGGTTTCAGAATGTGTCGACCGGCGCTCCGTTTACTTTCGGGAATGGCGACAGATTCACCGCAATAATCCGAGTCCCCATTTCACAATTTTCTTCCAACACGACGATGGCAGAGCGCGCGGTGGAGGAGTACGCGTGGAATAGCTCCGGCATTACTGCAGCGGGCGCTTCTAACTCCGCAGCTTTTTCGAACGGTCCCGACGGCGCGGCAATCGGCTCTATTGCTAGTACGACAAACACATCGTCAACTACTATGCGCGTTCGGTTTCAAACTCCGATTCAAGCCACGGACAGCTTGACGCTTGAATTTAAGGAAGTAAATAAACAGTGGGCGCCGTTTGCGGAAGCGACTGGTACGTCTCAGTTTCTTGCCGCAGGAAGTAAATTCTACGGTGTGAAAATCGACCCATTTACAGGCAATACAACCGACGTTGACGTGATTTTCTATAATAGCGGCTACCGCACTACTAGCGGCACGTATGCGCAAGATGGCTCGCCATGGTCTGACCTTTCTACGGCGCGATGGAGGCTCCGCAAAGTCTCAGGCGGCGCGGCAGTAGGCTTCCCAGTTGGCGCGGCTAACATCGTCGGGCGGACAGACGGCTTGGCACCTGCGGCTGGGATGTTGGGTGAGCAGATTCGAGGCGCGCAGTTAAGTAACACGGCGTTCCCTGCGACTAACACGTATGGCGACCTTACGAGCATTAGCCTCACCGCAGGGGTGTGGGACATCTCCGCAGTACTTTATGGCGCAATCAACACTGCGGGCGGTCTGAACATTATTAACTGTGGGATTAGCTCAACCGCTGGCAACAGTGCTACCGGACTAAGCTTAGGCGACAACCTTTCCACGGGACTACCGCCAACAGGCACTGCCGATACAAACGTATGTATTCCGCAGTTTCGGGTCGTAATAGGCGTAACCACAATTTATTATTTAAAGTATTTGGCGGCATTTTCATCTGGCTCGCCCAACGCACGCGGGCGCATCTCCGCAGTTAGGATTGCCTAATGTTTTACATCCTTCGAGCAAAGAACCGCGTCGGCTTTGAAGCTTATTCGCCAGATAGTATCACTGCGAGCGGTCCAGAGCCGGACGAAACTTGCGCGCCGATAGATGCTTGGGAGTTGGTTCCCGACTTAACGCAAGCCCACGCGGATGCTCCGCCTTTTGAATTGAAGCTGGCCCCCGAAGGGGGTCTGTAATGGAAGCCATGCTGAAATGGGGCTTTGCCCTCGCGCTTTCCGCCTTCGCCCTGCTCGCCCCCGTGCATGGCCTCCTGGGGGCCGTGGCCTTCCTCATCGCGGCGGACCTCGTGACCGGCCTCCTGGCGGCGCACAAGCGGGGGGACAAGCTCACGAGCAAAGCCCTGAGCCGTACCATCTACAAGACCGTGAGCTACCAACTGGCGGTCATATCGGGCTTTGCCCTCGAAGGCTTGGTCCCGGGCGCGCTCCCCGTGGCCAAACTTTGCGCCGCCGCCATCGGGCTGGTTGAGGCGAAGAGCATCCTGGAGAACGTCCACAGCCTCACAGGCACGAACCTTCGCGGGGTCCTGAGCAAGCTGACGGACGCGGGCCGCGCCCCGCCGGCGGACAAGCCCTGAGGGCAAATTTCCCCCTTCTCTGGGGGCCTGCATGTGGTAGCCTGCAGCAGTGGGCTCAAGCTTGAAGCCCAATCCGCCGAGATAGAAAGAACAGGAGGTGCCACGTGAGTATAGAACGATTGAAGGTGGCTGAGCATAACATCGAAGCAATCCGAGTGGACGTGAACAGTCTGCGGGTGGAAGAAGCCCGTCAGACCGAACAACTCGTGTCTATCCGAGAATCTCTTGTTCGGCACGATGGGCAGTTTTATGAAATCACGCGCACACTGACCGCGATTCAAGCCGCGATGCAAACTATGTCCGACACGCTTGTTCGCAATACACTGGCAGTGCAGCTCCTGCAGTAGGTAGCCAGCGGTGTTGTATCCCCGCCGCGAATATAGCATGCACTCAGAGCAGTGCTACGCCCGCGTGGGCGAGCTGCATCTTGAGCATCTGCACCTGCAAGTTGAGGAACCTGACCTCGGCACGGAGAAGCTCCGTAGCTATGTCCGTCTGCGCCACCGCCGCTACGGGCGCGAGGGGCACGGGGGCCACGGGGCGTGGCTTACGGGCAAGGGCACCGTAATCCAGGCACGTTTTTTGCTTTGCCTGTTTTGCATGCTTCGAGGCCCACATGTGCGGCAACTTCTTCACTTGTACAACAGGCGCTTGACCGACAGTGCTTGATTTCCAGTAAAGGCCCGTCCAGACTGAGCCGATGAGACTTTATGCCTGAGGAGGTGTGCCGTGACCAAGAGAACCGAAAAAGTACGTAGGTCCCTCGCTACTTTCGGCGAATCTATTGTTGACGTGCGCGAAGTACGTGGGGACGACGGGGAAGCTGACGCAGTTTACGTGCTGTACCGGGGCTGGAACGAGGCACTTCTTGCCGCGGTGGACAGCTTAGAAGGCTCCTGTGATTTTATTGCCGTCCCGGTGAAGTAGCCTGCACTCACACCGTCGCTACGCCCGCGTGGGCGAGCTGCATCTTGAGCATCTGCACCTGCAAGTTGAGGAACCTGACCTCGGCACGGAGAAGCTCCGTAGCTATGTCCGTCTGCGCCACCGCCGCTACGGGCGCGAGGGCCGCGACAGGCGTGGCATGGTGCTTGGGGAAGGCTGGGCCTCTGTCAGACCCCGAAGGCCCTTATTTGGGAAGAGGCTGAGGCGGGTAGGCGCTTGTCAGAGAAGGCGGAAGCAAGGGGGAGTAAGCGGCTAACGTTTGTATACAGCCTGCGAGGAAGAGAAGCGGGTTGGGCTCTTCTTCTTGTCCAGCTCCTGCATAGAAACGTCTAGCACCCTGTTGGTGTCTCGCCTTCTCTCTGCTTCGCTCTCTTGTTCGCATGCTCCCATTCTTAGCATTTTTACCCATACGCCGTCCATGCAACCAGCAACTATTTTACAAGCCCCTAGAATCATACACGCTGGCCTCCGGTACCGCGGTGCCTCCTGTGAAGGAGACCCCAATGAAGTCTGCATCAAAGCTACTCACGGACGCGCTCGCCATCACCGGCACCGCTGTCTACGTATCCGCCGCTATCCCGCTGGACCTCATGCTGGGCGCGGCGATTGTGCTGACGACGACCAGCACCGCGACGGGCAGCGCCGTCCTGCAAGCCACGGTTGATGGCGTGACCTGGGTGACCCTGCCCAACTCTGGCGAGACGACCACCGTGAGCGTCACAGCGGCTGGCTCCCACATCCGGAACATTACAAATGCGTTCTACAAGAGCCTCCGGGTGAGCTACACGAACGCGACCAACTCCGGCACGCTCTCCATTGCGTTTTACGCCAAGGGGGTCTGACATGACAGAGCCCCGCGTCCTGCCTTTCAACAGCGCGCGCAAGCCCGCGGCGCAACCGATGCTCACCTATTGCGTGCTGCTGTCCAATGGACGCACGCTCGACGTGGCCGCGCACGACTGGGGCGAGTCCAGCGACGACGAAGGCGCGGGCATCGCGTACCACTTCTACGCGGACAAGCGCCGCGTGCTCTCGCTGGAGTTCACCGAGGTCCGCAGCGTGATGTGCCGCGAGCACATGGACGTGGCCGCCGCACTGGTGGCGCTGCGGTCCAAGAAGGCCTAGTCCGTGTAGACGACATGCTCTTCGGGTGCATACTTGATGGTGTGGGAAATGGCGTCGCCGAAATCTAGCGTACAGCTGTGGATGTGTCCCGCCGCGAGGCTCTGCCCTTGCGGGCCCTGCGCGCTGGTGTTCCGCAAGTCCACATGAAACTTGGCGGAAATCGGGCCAGACTTGTGCGCCAGGACAAAGGAAAGCTCGAAGTAACCCTGCACACCATCCGCGCGCTTTTCCTTGTAACCTGCCCACAGCTCCCTTCCGGATGGTGCGGGCGCGCTGTCCACGACGTCACAGTAAATACGCATGACAGTGTCGTCGCCGCCTTGGAAAGCGACGCCCTTCTCAAGTGCGCTTTCAATCAACTTATTGCTCTTGATGTAATCGACGACACCCGCAACAAGCGGACGAGCACCGCCCATATTCACATCACCCAGCATATCCCACCGATTCATTGCTTCTCCCATGGCATTTGAAGCCTGTTAATAACCTGTTCCAGTAACCACTTTTGCTCCGGCGATTTGCGCGCCGCCGTCGATGCTTCCGAAGCCAACTCAATAAGCCGGCGCAAGACTTCCGAGCGCGAAGGGTGCCGCACGGCCTCCGCGATGGCCTGGATGTTTGCGCGGTCCTGCTCCCCATCGCCGTCGAGTACGAGGGGGAAAATGACTTGGGCCTTCCGTGGCCGCTCGGCAGCCATCAGGCGGCCCCTTCGACGCGAGCCCACAGGGCCGGGCCCATGTTGCTCTCTTCGCCGCGCGTTACTTCCTTGCCCACTTCCTCGAGTATGAGGTTGATGGCTTCGCGGACGTCGATGTCCAAGGCCCCTGCTATGCCCACTACGGCGTCGCGAGACTCTTTCGTTAGCCCCGAGAAGACATCCAGACGCTTGGCTGTCGAGGCCACCCGCGTGCGTGTCTCGCCGTTGTTGGCTTTCCAGTCTGCAATCGAAATGACTTTTGAGTTACTCATGGCATTCTCCTTCTGTTTGGGAACATTTCGCACGGGCGGCCGCACTTGCACTCAGGGCGTCCTGGAGTGTAAGGGAGCCTCCGACATATAGCGAAGGCTGAATTGCCTTCCATAGACATATGTCGGCTGTTCCACGGAAAGCTGGAGGGGGATTTTGATGCACTTCGGCCAAGGGGGTGAAGTGACATGCCTATTTATTTTAGGCCGAGCGTGGGCGTATGGGCTCAAACCTAAAAGCGCTTGCACCCCGCATGGCCAAGAAGGCTTAGGCGTCCAGGTCCAAGTCGAAATAGTCTGTGCCGGGGTCGGCGGGACGGCGTGTGTAAAGGTCCGTGGTGGTAGACTTCGTGTGCCGGGCGTGGTTGCGAAGCTCCGTCAAGCCCATGCCGCTGTAGTGCCCGAGCCAGTAAATGCTGGCTCGCCGAAGGTCCTTCAGCGTGATGCCCGGCATCCCTTGCCGACGCCAACGCGCCGTCTGGTAGTGGACGGTGAACCGCGTGGCGCGGGCGGACACGTCGTCGACACTCTGGAGGTACGCGAGAACAAGGCGGGCTGCGTCCTCGTCGAAGCAAGCAACCCAGCCCTTGGAATGGGCTTTTGGCTCTTTTAACGCGCCGGTGGTCTTTGAGAGCTGCCTCGTCACATGCACCGCCAGTCTGCAGAACAGGTTGTTGTGCTGCATGACTTTGCAGCACTCTAGCTCGGCTGCTTTACTCCCCGCACGGAAATTGCCTTTCGTTACGGCGAAGACTTCTTGCGGTCGTAGCGAGAAGAAGAAGCCGAGCAGGGCGATAAAGCCGATTTCGGGCTCTGCTGTGCGGGCAAACGCCAACACGTCGGCAGGCGTCAGGGTGAACTGCAGGGGGGTGCTGCGGCTCTCATTGCGCGGCGAACGCAGTAATAGTTCAGCATCAGCCAGGACCAGCCCCTCCTCGCGCAGCCATCTCCAGAAGCCCCTGAAGGCGCCGTTGGTGCGCTGTATGACAGAGTCGGTCAGACCTTTCGAGCGCAGCGCTTGTAGCAGTTTCGGCGCTGAGAGCTTCCACTGCATGGGGTCAAGCAACGGCGGGGCTTGGGTTATGAAGAAAGGGATGACGTGAAGCAGCAGGGGGCTGGTCTTGTTGTAAATCGTGTTCGCGTCGAGGCGGCAGTCTACGAGGAAATCTCGGTACCTCGCCACGAGGTCTGTGAGCCCCTCATCGGAGACTGGGCGTTCTTGTGCCAGCCGGGGTCGAATGGAGTCCACGAAGACACGCACGACCTCGTCCGGCTGGCTGTCCAGGTGCTTCGATTGTGCCCGGGGAAGAGTGAGAGTCCTCCCGTCGACACGTGCATAGATGTAAACCCTGCCGTCGGGGCGTCTTTGCCAGAACATAGTGAGAAGACCTCCGATGGTTGTTTCGGAAGTCTTTCTCAAAGATTTAGGGCGGTAACGAATCTAACTCGGAATTCTAACTCCTTGTTACCCCGGCTGCTCTAAGTCCCTAGAATAATGGTACAGGACAGAGGATTCGAACCTCCGACCCCAGCAATGTGAATGCTGGCCTTCTAACTTCCAAGCACGTCCGTAGCGCGTCGGGTGCCTGACGTCAAGCGGTGGCGACTACCGAGAGCTTGAGCTTGGTCTGCTCCGCAATCGCAGCGTGCGCGGCGGCGAAGACGGCGACGTGGTAGCTGTTAACCTCGCCATACCGCGCGTCAGGGACTGGGCGGACGGCGTAGCCCTCACGCCGCGAAAGCCCCACGAGGAGCTTGCCCAGAGCGCTGGGTTTCATCTTGCCGAGCGTGGATGGGTGCGTATTCATGCCGGCGACCGCGCTCTGCCACGTCTGGGACTCGCCAAGCCTGTCCTTGAGCATGCGATTTTCGAGCTGCAGAGCAGCCTTGCCGGACTCTTTTGACGCGAGCACGGAGAAGGCGCTGCTCATGACCTTGAGCTGCTCTGCCGTCGACTCAGCGAGGTGTAAGATGCGCTCGCGGATGACGGGGTCTGACGCCATAAAGCCGAGGAGCTGACCGCGAGCGGTATTTTGGGTTTCACACTGGATGAGGTGCCGCCGATAAGAGCGACCGATGTCAGTGCGGAGAGTGGCAAGGAATAACTTCGCGGCTTCTACGCCGAGGATGTAGGATTCTACCTCACGGGTCGGACGCAGAAAGTTCAATGATTCAATGGTGGTCGCCATTTCGGCCACCGGTAGACCCTCGAATTCGCCTTCCGCTTGGAGTTCAAGAAACCTTTCTTTTGCATGCTTGAATTCACATCGCGCGGACGCGGCGACGTCGTGAAGCGAGAGCCCCATAGCGCCGCCGAGGGATGCTTGAGGGGTGGGGGTAACAAACTGCGTGGCGGGAATAATTGTGAGCATGGGCTGCTCTCCTCTACTTGCCGCGCGTGAATTCGCACTGCATTTAAAAGAATGCACGCGCGTTACCTTAGAGGCACGTGCTAGCTCTCGCGCGGCATGAAAATGCCCGCCTCAGTGCAGGACCAAGGCGGGCGACTAGGAGGAATCCGATGCTCTCTGTTACTTTACTCCGAGGGGGCGGTGAGAGCACGTGCTAGTGCGGGCAGGCGGGCCCGAACTGCACCGGTACAGTTCGCACAAGTGTCTCATTTAAGAGACAAGGGCGGTGCGGCGATTAGGACGTGCTGCATCTCTTGGTGTCGCGTCGTCGTGTGCGGGGTGCCTGCCGTAGCGGCTCTTGGCGCGGCGCTGGCACGCAATGCAACAGACGTGGCGGTTCTCTGCCATGGCAATTAGAGCGCAGCTCACGTTGGCTTGGTCGTGGAGGGCGGAAGCTCGTTTGGCGTTGCGGCGACGGTGGACGGACACGCGGCGCGCCTCCAGGGTGTGCAGAGCCCGTTACGCGGGCCACGGGGAGCGCAGGAGGTACGCGGTGGAGGCGGGGCGAGCAAGCGGCGGGCGGGGAGAAGGCTGAGGCGGGTAGGCGCTTGTCAGAGAAGGCGGAAGCAAGGGGATTTGTATACAGTCCTGCGAGGAGAGAAGCTTGCCTGGCTCCCTCTTGTCCAGCTCCTGCATAGAAAAGTAACGCACCTTGTTGATGCCTCGCCCTCTCTGCTCCGCTTGTTCGTATGCATACTCTATACCATTTTTACCCGTATGCCGTCCATGCAACCAGCAACTATTTTACAAGCCCCCGGAATAAGGTAACAAACAATCCGCCGCGCTTTCACTGGCGCTACGGGGGCAAGTCGTGCGAGAATCCCATTACCCCCAGCAACAAGGAAACAAACACACCATGGGCGTCCTCGCAGTAATCAACTCATACGTCGCGCCCTTGCAGTTCCGCCTCCCCGACGGCTCCGCACTCTCCTGGCGTCCGCGTATAGCGCCGGCATCCACCGCGAGCACTTCGCTGCCGCTCGCTTACCTCGCGGCGCACTCTACGAAAAGCGACGCGGGATGCCCTCTGCTTTTGTGCTGGAGCGCAGGTGCGGCGCAGGGCCTCGCCGTGTTTGACATCGACCATCTGCCGCCCAACAGCGCGTCGTGGGCCACGCTGCGTCGCGAGTTGCGCCAGGCCTTCCCTGACGGCCTCGTGACCGCTTCGCACTCTGGCAAGGCCAAGCTCTGGCTGCTGGTCGAGTCCGCGGGCGGAGAGAAGGCGGACGGGGGTCTGTTCGCTGCAGCGTTCAACCACGCCCGCGCGCTCTGCCCTGCCCTTGGCGCCACGCTCGAAGGCCGGCCCTGCGTGGATGCGGCGGCAGGAGTGCGAGGCGGTCAGTTTCTCCCGCCCGAGACCGCGGAGGCCCTCGCAGCCTGGCTCCCCACGGCGGCGCCCTTACGGGTGCAGGCGGCCCTTGCGGAGGCCCCTACGGCGCGCACAGAGGCGCCTGCGAGGGTCTTCGTGGCCCGACACGGCGAGGCGTGCGTGGAGATGCTCGAGGCCCTCGTGCCGGAGCTGAAGGACTCGGCCACCTGGGCGGCTTGGCTCGCCAGCTCCGCCACCCGGCTCAAGAAGGGCACGCTCGTGGGCTCGACCTCAGCCCTGCCCGGCATCCTGGGGCTCGACCCAGTCGCTGTTACGCGCGCGTTACGCCAGCTCAGGGAGGCGGGCGTCTTGCGTGTTGCCGTAGAGGCTACACCGAAGGTCTCAGCCCGCCTTTTTGGCTGGTCGACCGCGGCGCTCGCCTGGCAAGAGGCGGAGGCAGAGGAAATGCTCGCCACTGGGCCAGACCTCGTCCGCCTCGCCGCAGAGGGCGAGTCCTTCGCGGTCGCACGGCACCTCGTGAACGCCAGCGTGAGAGGCGGTGCGACGGGCGCCGAGGCCGCAGATGTGGTCGCCGGTTGGTTCGCAACGCATAGGCCAGAGAGCAGCTGGCGTGCGCGTCCTGGCTGCGTCTCGCTGCTCGTCTCCTCGTGGCACGCTTTCCAGGCCCGTGGCGGGCAGGCTGCTCGGGCCTAGGGGCTAGCCAGGGTCACCCCGTGAACGTGGAGTGGCGAGGCCGTCAGAGGGCTTCCAGGGCCACGCCTGGCGGAGGCGGGGGGCGGCGTGGCCC